ATGACGCCGGTCTGTGAGCGGTGTGGGAAGGTCGCGCCGGTGGACGAAAAGCTATCGACTCCGAACTGGACAGTTTACCGGACAAAAGAGCCGTGCGAATGCGGCGGGAAATACACGGCGCGTGCGTTTTTGGACGACAGCGTGCTTTCCTCGTGCGATAAGGGGGCCAACCATGCCTGACGAATACATCAGCCGCGAGGCGGCGCTGAAAGATTTTGAAGCCAGCAACGCTCACAATCCGAACTGGACGCCTACGCGGGTAAAAACGCTTCTGCTGCTCCAGCCCGCCGCCGACGTTGCGGAGGTGGTGCGGTGCAGGGATTGTGCCAAGCATTACGTTGTACTGGGCCGCGATATGTGCGCGAAAAACGCGAGCGGATTAAAAGATCATTTGATTGGCTTATCTGCGACGCTGCCGGACGCTTTTTGCAGCCGAGGCGTGAGAAAGGATGGAGGTGAAAACGATGTTTCAGGTTGAGCTTTTATCGGGCGGCGTGTTCACGGTGTATGCCGTCCAGCCGGAGGCGGAAATATTTCTGATTTACCGCGACAACCAATGGGAATGGATCGATATCCCGGAGTGCAAGCCGTACACATATCCATGGCCGCCACTGCCTACGGCTTCTGCGAGTGGACTATGGAAGCAAGAAAGGCAGAGCAATGAGCGGGCTGAGATTTGAGTCGATGGCGGACATGCCGCCGAGAATGCGGGAGCTTTACGCGAAGCAGGCGCGCGACCTCTCAGGCGCTGCGGCGCCAGCTCCCCTTGCGAAGGGGAGCCAAGGGAAAACGAAATACGGAAGCCAGAAGGCAGAGCGCGGCGCGGTGCGCTTCGACAGCCAGAAGGAGGCGCGGCGGTACGACGAGCTGATGGTGATGCTCCGCGCGGAGATCATTACAGATCTGCGATTGCAGCCGCAGTTTACGCTGCAGGAGAGCTATCTCACAGAGAACGGACAGCGCATCCGCGCGATCCGATACACGGCGGACTTTTCTTACCGCTTCGGCGGGAAGCTGGTGGTGGAGGATGTAAAGTCCAAGCCCACGCGCACCAAGGAGTACCTGCGCAACAAAAAAATGATGCGATCCAAATACGGGATCGACATACAGGAGGTGTAGGGATGACAGAGGATGAAAAGCGCTGCACGCTGCCGAAGTCGGCGCGGTGCTGCATGATGGAGTACGCGGGCGACGAGGCCTGTACGCACTGCGGATGGCAGCCGGAGGAGCGGGCACGCAGAAAGGCACTGCCGCTCACGGAGGATGAAAACGGCGTGCGGAGAAAGCACGTCGGGAAGGAGCAAACAGATGGCTGAAATCATGCAATATTTTGCCGTAGAGCTGGATTCGTTTGTAAATGAGTACAACGGCAAGCATTGGGATGTGGATTTCGTTGGAACGGAGTATCCACCGAGAATCGTGATGGAGCAGGCAACACCGCCCCTCTATAAGATCGAAGAGGACGGAAAACGGACGATCGAGCCGAATCCGACGGTACAGATCATCGGCAGGCCGGACTTGCAGGTCGTAACGACCGGCAAACTCCAGATCAGCAAAAAAGATCTTACCAAGATGGTAAACGGCGCGGCAAATCTATTGGAGCTGTTCCTGCACGGGTTTATGCAGGAGCGCAAGGAGATCGAGGCGGCAGACAGCCGGGAGAACTGATTTTTTGATGGACTTATGCCTGCGCACTGTGCCATGAGGTGCGCAGGAGGGAGACCAGGCTTAAGGCTCCGGGCGCGGCAGCTGCAAAGGCCGCGCCCGGGTAAAAAATGAGGAGCGGATAGTATGCAGACGATGATAACGATGCAGTGCGCACACTGCGGGAAGGTATTCCAGCGCGAGCTGCACAGGATGAATCATGCAAAAAAGTTTTATTGCAGTCAGACGTGTGCGGCAAAACAGGTGGCGCAGGATCGCGAGGGCGTTCCGTTCGAAAAGAAAAATTTCCCGACACAGACGCGCATCCGGATCATGACAAGGATACCGGTATTCCAGAAGCTTCAGCCAAAGGTGGGCGCGGTGTATGATGCGCTGAAATTCGAGGCAAGGTACGGCGGACACGGAGGATATGTGATCGAGTCCGGCGGGAAGAAGATCAATGTGCGGATGGACGAGGCCGTGGAGGTGACGTGATGGTAAGAGAAGAAAAGCAATTGGGAGAACGCGCGCTAGAGCTGCTGCAGGCGGATAGAGAGGGGCGCGTTCTCGTCCTTCCATGCAAGATAGGCGATACGGTGTACCGCATCCAATATGTACAGAAAGAGAATGGACGGTACAGGATGGGCGTTGCGGAGTTCAAATTTACTCTGCTGTGCCTGTATGAGATGGGCAAAAGGATATTTCTCACGCGCGAAGAGGCTGAGAAAGCACTTGAAAAAATGAAAGAGTAGCGCTGCACGCTGAACGCATGGCCGGAGGCTCCGGCCACGCTTTGAACGGGCAGAAAAAACAAAGGTGGGATACAGCATGCAATTTGAACAGGGAAGCCTATTTGATGACAACCCGGAGTACGACGCATTTACAGAGAAATTCAAACCGAAAAAGACAACGGACGACTGCTACACGCCACCGCTCGTCTATGATGCAATCCGGGATTGGGCATGCGGCGAGTACGGGATAGATCCGGCAAGCATTGTGAGGCCATTCTATCCGGGTGGGGACTATGAGCGTTTTGACTATCCGGACGGCTGCGTCGTGCTGGACAACCCGCCTTTTTCAATTCTTTCAAAAATCTGCGAATTCTACATAGAAAGAGGGATTGCGTTCTTTCTTTTTGCGCCAATGCTCACGGCGTTCTCCGGCAAATCAGTTGTTCTGAGGATGAACCACATCATTTGCGATGCAGATATCACGTATGAAAACGGCGCAGTCGTTCACACGGCGTTTGTAACAAGTTTCGGAGGAAACATCGCGCAGACCGCCCCATTACTCGGAAGGGCAATCGAGCGAGCGATGCGGCAGATAAAGTCGCAGACGAAACAGGAGTTGCCGAAATATACATATCCGGACCATGTGCTGACGGCAGCCATGCTGCAGAAATATGCGCACTACGGTGTAGAGTTTGCGGTTAAACGCGAGGACTGCACACAGATTGCGAAGCTGGACAGCCAGCGGCCGATGGGGAAAACGATTTTCGGCGGAGGCCTACTGCTATCCGAGAAAGCCGCAGCAGAGAAAGCCGCAGCAGAGAAAGCCGCAGCAGAGAAAGCCGCAGCAGAGAAAGCCGCAGCAGAGAAAGCCGCAGCAGAGAAAGCCGCAGCACATATATGGGAATTATCAGAGCGCGAACGGAAAATTGTCGCAAGCCTCGGAAAATAAGACAGGGCGGGAGAAATTATGGCAAAGAGATGCAAACGCCGGATATTCGCCGGGGCGGTATGCACACAGATCGTCTACAACGTGAGCGAACAGGCGGATATCAAGAGCAGAAAGCCGCGCAAGCCGCGCTTCGCCACGCAGGCTGAGCGCGACGAATTCAACTCCAAAATTTCAGCGGGCAAATTCGCGGCGCTCATCAACGCCAACTTCGGCCCGACAAGCCTCTACTCCACGCTGACGCTCAGCGCGGAGTTTGAGGCGCATACCGTGGAAGAGATCAAGCGCATCCGCGACAATTACTGGCGCAGGCTTACATACCGATACCCGGAGGCAAAGATCGTGATGGTATACGGGCGCGGAAAATCTACGAACCGATTCCACATCCACATGATCTCCGACGGAATCCCGGAGGACGCCATTGCGAAGCTGTGGGGTCTCGGAAGCGTGGTCGAGAGCAAGCACCTTCGCAAGCACAACTATTATGTAAACCAGAACGGTGAAAAGGTAGATCATGGGCAGGACTACACGGCGCTGGCGAACTACCTGCACGGTCACTGGCAGAAGGAGTTCGGGGGCCACAGATACAAGGCAAGCCGCACCTGCACCAAGCCGGAGCCGGAGCCTGCGACCGAGGCCGTGCGGGAGTACAGCCCGGAGCATCCGCCGGTCGCCCCGCGCAGCTATGTGCTCGTCGAGGCCAGAGCCACACAGTACGGATACCAATACTATAAATATGTATTCGATCCCAAAAGGATAAAAAATTGAAGCGGACGGGGGCCGCTTAAATCTTGCCTTGTAAATGTGTAGGGTTTTGCGACGATGAAGAGAAAAGGAGATGATGCGCATGTCGAGACCGAGATATTGGTGGTATTACAACGTGTGCCGGATCGTTGGAGAGTACCCAAGGCTGGATAGCCGGGTACGCGACATGAGACGGCAAAAGATAACACCGGGTTATGCAGCGACGCCAGGTGGACAATCGACGGGGAGAGAAGTCGAGGACATTGCGGCGAGGGTGCTATCATCGAGGGAGTATGCAGACTATGAGGCGATAAGTGCTGCGATCAGCACAGCGCAGACATGGAGGGACGGAGCCGATGTGCTGGAGATCGTGCGCCTGCACGCATGGATCTGGCCGAGGGAAAGCCTGGAATCCGCAGCGCGCCGGGTGCATATCAGCCAGTCGACAGCCAAGCGCATGTACAGCCGTTTTGTATACGAAGCGGCGCGGGAGCTTGGCTATCGCAAAAATTGAGCCAACAGGGCCAAAAAAATGTGATACAGTGATAGCGTGAAGAATTGGAGGGGACAGGGTGCAGCCATGGGCCGCGCGCTTTTACGCATCCGCGCGCTGGAAGAAATGCCGCGCCGGGTATATCAAGTTCCGCCGGACCATCGACGGCGGGCTCTGCGAAGAGTGCCGGGACAAGCCGGGCTATATCGTCCATCACAAACGGGCGCTCACGCCGGACAACATCACAGACCCGGACGTCAGCCTGTCCTACTCCAACCTCGAGTTCGTCTGCAAGGACTGCCACGATCAGTTTGATGGGCACGGAGTCGCAAAATCGCTGACGCAAAAAATTTTCTTCGACGCCGCCGGCGACCCGATCCCCCCCGTCTCGCGAGGCCGGGGCGCCGGATGAATCACCGCGCGCCCTACCTCGGAAGAATACGCGGGCCGTTCGCGAGGACCCCCCTAGGAAAGCGCGGCGATAAGTAATCTACGCGCACGCGCGGACAGACGGCAAAAATCACGCAAAAAGGAGGCGTTTTCTGTGGCGAATCAGCGGGGAAAAACCAAAGAACAGCGGATCCGCGCGGAGAAAGCGCGCCTGAAAAAGCTTTACCGGAATCTGCCGAAGGAAGCGGCCGGGACTGTCGCAGGCCTCATCGATCAGGCGGCATTTATGCGCATCGAGTGCGAGGACATGGCGGACGACCTGCGGGAAAACGGCTGGACGGAAGAATTCCGGCAGTCGGAGCGGCTGGAGCCATATGACCGAGCCAGGCCCATCGGGCAGGCATACAACTCGACAAACGCGAACTACCAGAAGATCATCAAGCAGCTCACGGCGCTCCTGCCGAAGCCGGACGCCGCGCCGAAGCAGGAGGACGACGGATTCGCAAGCTTTGTCCGGGAGCGTGACGAGGGATGAAACTCACGCGCTACCCGGCGACCTACAACCCCATCCTCGAGTATTGGGACGCGATCCAGTCGGGCCGCGAGACTGTCAGCCTGAAAGTGCAGAAGACCTACAGGCACGTGGTGGAGCAGCTGGAAAACACGGATTCCGAGTTTTATTATTCCCCGCGCCGGGCAAACCACGTCCTCGAATTTTTTGAAAACTACTGCCACCACTCCAAGGGCAAGGCGGGCGGCCAGCTCGTCCGGCTGGAGCTATGGGAAAAAGCGATGCTGGCGACCGTCTTCGGGTTTATCGACATCGAGGGAAACCGGCAGTACCGCGAGGCCATCCTCATCGTCGGAAAGAAGAACGGCAAATCGCTACTGGCATCCGGCGTCGGCCTGTATTTACAGACGGCGGACGGAGAGGCTGGCCCGGAGGTTTACGCCGTGGCAACCAAGCGAGACCAGGCGAAGATCATCTGGCAGGAAGCAAAGCGGATGGTCAAAAAGTCACCGGCGCTCTGCCGAAGGATGCGCAGTCTGGTCGCCGAGCTGGACAGCGATTTTAACGACGGCGTTTTCAAACCGCTGGCATCTGACAGCGACACTCTCGACGGCCTCAACATCCACGGGGCCATGATGGACGAGATCCACCAGTGGAAGAGCGGGCGCGCCCTGTATGACATTATCGCCGACGGCGTGACGGCCCGTGAGCAGCCGCTGATCTTTATCACCTCCACCGCGGGCACCATCCGCGAGGACATCTACGACGAGAAATACGAAGAAGCCGAGCGCATCATCAACGGCTACGAAGATCCGGACGGGTACCACGACCCGCGCCGGATCGCGTTTATTTACGAGCTCGACAAGCGCAGTGAATGGACAGACCAGGACTGCTGGAAAAAGGCAAATCCGGGCCTCGGGACGATCAAGAGCTACACGGCGCTGAAAGAGCGGGTAGAGCGGGCCGAGAAAAACCCGGCCCTCGTCCGCAACCTCGTCTGCAAGGATTTCAACATCCGCGAGACCTCCAGCGAAGCCTGGCTCAATTTTGAGCAGCTGGACAATCGCGACACCTTCCAGCTCGACAAGGGAAACCGCCGCCTGATCTGGCAGCACCACATGGCGGACGGCAAGACGCAGGAGCGCGTGCTTCCCTACCCGCGATACGGCATCGGCGGGGCCGACCTATCCAAGACAACCGACCTCACAGCGGGCAAGGTGATCTTCCAGGTGCCGGAGCTGCCGGACATCCTGTTTGTGCTCTCCATGTACTGGCTGCCGCAGGATCTCTTGGAGAAACGCGTAACGGAGGACAAGATCCCATACGACAAGTGGCACGAGCGCGGGCTGCTCCGATTGTCAGAGGGAAACAAGATCCGCTATGAGGACGTAAAAGCATGGTTTATCGAGGTACAGGAAGACCTCGATATTTTTATCCCCTTTATCGGCTACGACGCATGGTCGGCGTCTTACTGGACGGACAGCATGGCGGAATACTTTGGAGCAGAGGCCATGATCCCCGTGCATCAGGGCGTGAAAACGCTTTCCGAGCCGATGAAGCGCTGCGGGAACGATCTGGAGTCCAAGCGGATCGTCTACAACAACAACCCGATTGACAAGTGGTGCATGGCAAATACCGCCTACGACGAGGACAAAAACGGCAATATCCAGCCGCACAAAACGAGCAAGTCCACGCGCCGCATTGACGGAACGGCGGCCCTGCTCGATGCCTACACGATCTACGATCAGAAGCAGGCAGAATACACAAGTATGCTCTAGGAGTGAGACAATGGGATTTTTTAAAAACCTCCTGACGAATATCACGACCACCAAGCGCGTTTCGACCGTGCAGATGGTGCAGGAACGCGGGAATGGCTTTTACAGCTACAACGGCAAAATGTATCAGTCCGATATCGTCCGCGCCTGCATCCGGCCCAAGATCAAGGCCATCGGCAAGCTGACGGCAAAGCACATCCGAGAGACCATCACCGCCCAGACGCGGAAGATCGCCATAAACCCGGAGCCGTACATCCGGTTCCTGCTTGAGGAACCGAACCAGTACATGACAGGCCAGCTGCTGCAGGAGAAGCTGGCCGCGCAGCTGGTCCTCAACAACAACGCTTTCGCCGTGATCCTGCGGGATGAAAACGGCCTGCCGAACGCCATTTTTCCGGTCGCAGCCATGCAGGCAGACGCTGTCTATGACGCTGGCGGGAATCTGTACCTGAAATTCTACATGCAGAACGGCAATGTGCTTACGTTTGCATACGACGATGTGATCCACCTGCGTGGGGATTTTTACGAAAACGACATCTTCGGCGACCCAATTGCTCCGGCCATTGTGCCGCTGATGGAGATCGTCACCACGACGGATCAGGGCATCGTCAAGGCCATCCGCAACAGCGCCGTAATTCGCTGGTTGCTGATGTTCGCCGCGTCCATGCGCCCGGAGGACGTGAAGCAGCGCGCGCAGGACTTCGCGGACAGTTTCCTGAACGTGACTAACGGCACGGGCGTTGCAGCAGTAGACGCAAAAGCAGAGGCGAAGCAGATTGACCCGAAGGATTACGTCCCGAACGCAGCCCAGATGGACAAAACCACGCAGCGCATATACGCTCTGTTTAATACCAACCCTCATATCGTAACGTCGATCGCAACAGAGGATGAACAGAACGCTTATTTTGACGCCGAGATCGAACCGGTGCTGAAACAGCTGAGTGGAGAGTACACCAGAAAGTTGTTTTCTCGCCGCGAGCGCGGCTGCGGGAACCGCATCGTCTTCGAGGCCTCTGCGTGGGACTTCGCGTCAACCTCGACAAAGCTGAATCTCTTGCAGCTAGTCGACCGAGGCGCGCTGACGCCGAACGAATGGCGGCGTGCGTTCAATCTTGCACCGGTAGACGGCGGAGACAAGCCGATCCGCAGGCTGGACACGCAGCCGGTCGACCGGAACACCACGCAGAAAGGAGATGAAACCACATGAAGATCAGCATCCGCGGGCCGATCGTATCCAGCAACCAGCACCGCTTTTACCAGTGGTACGGTATGGAGGCGACAAGCCCAAAATCCGTAGCCGACGCACTTGCCAAGGGAAACGGCGAGCGGGCCGAAGTCGAGATCAATTCCGGCGGCGGCGAGATCTTCGCCGCGAGCGAGATCTACACCGCCCTGCGCAGCTACGCGGGCGGCGTCCACATCCGCATTGTAGGCCTAGCGGCCTCGGCCGCGTCCATCATCGCCATGGCGGGCGAGTCGGAGATGACGCCGACCGGCATGATGATGATCCACAACGTCCAGTCCAGCGCCGACGGCGACTACCGCCAGATGGAGCACACCGCCGGTGTCCTGCGCGACGCCAACCACGCCATTATCTCGGCCTACGTCGACAAGACCGGCAGGGCGGAGGCGGAGATTGCCGCCATGATGGACGCAGAAACATGGATCACAGCGGAGCGGGCCGTAGAACTCGGACTCGTTGACCGCGTGATGCAGCCGGATACCGGCCAGAAGCCGCTCGCGGCGGACTTCTACTCCGGAATGCTCAGCGAGGACGCGCTCAAACGCGCGGAAAATTTTTTAAAAGATCAGGCAGAAGAGCCTGATTTTTTTATGCCCGAACGGGCGCAGGCAGAAGCAAAAATGAAATTTTTAAAACTCAAAGGAGAACTGAAATGACAAAGGAAATTTACAACATCCAGCGCCAGAAGCTCATGGACGACGCACAGAAGCTGCTGGACGAAAGCAAGACCGCAGAGGCGCAGGCCAAGATGAAAGAAGTCGAGGCCCTCGACGCCAAGTTTGAGGAGGAAGCCAAGATCCAGGCGAACCTCAACGCGCTTGCAGGCCAGAAGGTTGCGGCACCGGCTGCGGCGGCACAGTCTGTCGACCTGTCCGGCACGGCAAAGACTCCGGACGTACTCGACCGGTACGACACCGACGAGTACAAGCGGGCATTTATGAACTACGTTTTGACCGGCAAGAAGATCCAGGAAGAGCTGACCAATGTGGACGCAAACACCAAGACCTCCGACGTTGGCGCGGCCATCCCGACCACGACGCTGCAGAAGATCTACGAGAAGATCGAAGCGACCGGCATGATCCTGCCGCGCGTGACGCACACGTCCTACAAGGGCGGCGTGACCGTCCCGACCAGCTCCGCCAAGCCGACGGCCTCTTGGGTGGCCGAGGGCGCAGGCTCCGAGAAGCAGAAAAAGGCGCTCGGTTCCATCACGTTTGCCTACCACAAGCTGCGCTGCGCGATCTCCATGTCGCTCGAGGTATCCATCGTGACCTACCCGATGTTTGAATCGCAGTTTGTCGCCAACGTGGCCGAGGCCATGGTCAAGGCAGAGGAACAGGCCATCATCAGCGGTTCTGGCTCCGGCCAGCCGAAGGGTATTACCAAGGAGACCGCGCCGACCGGCCAGAACATCGACATCGCTGCCGCAACGACCGCACTGGCATACGCCGACCTGACCAAGGCAGAGGCCGCGCTGCCGCAGGCTTACGACGCAGACGCCGTCTGGTGCATGTCGAAGAAGACCTTCTTCGAGCAGATCGTCGGCATGGTCGACGACAAGAAGCAGCCCGTCGCCCGCGTCAACTATGGACTCAGCGGCAAGCCGGTCTACTCGCTCTTTGGCCGCGAGGTCGTCCTCGTCGGAGACTATCTGCCATCCTTCACGGCGAGCGTGACCGCGGACACGATCTTTGCATTCATTTTCAATTTCAAGGACTACCTCTGGAACGAAAATCTGGGCATGACCTTCCGCAAGTACACCGACAACGCGACAGACGACGAGGTCACCGTCGCGCTGGCGCTTGTCGACGGCAAGTGTGTAGACACGAACAGCCTCGTCACGCTGACCAAGAAGAAGGCCTGACGGCGAGCGGACAACAGGGAGGGATAACCATTGGCTTTGATCAACGTTGCAAAAACCGCCCTGCGGCTGACCACAAACGCCCTTGACGACGAGCTCGCCGACGAGATCGACGCCTGCCTCCTGCGCCTGCACCTTGCGGGCGCGGAGGGGGCGGACGAAGACCCGCTGGTCAAAGATGCCATCCGAGCCTTCGTCCGCTGGCAGCATGACTTCTGCGGCCGCGGCGAGGAATGGAAGAACTGCTTCGCAGATATCCGCGACGCCATGGGACTCTCGGACGATTACCTGGCAGCCACAGCCAGCGGAGGAACAGGAGGCGCGTGCTGTGATCTTTGATACGCAAATCACGCTGCGCCTGCTCTCCTACCCTATCGTCAACGGCCAGACGACGGAAAAGCTTGAGCGGGAGACCACCGTCTGGGCTGCACGCAAATCCGTAAACCGCGCCGAGTATTATCAGGCCGCGCAAGCCGGCAAGCGCACGGACGCAATTTTCCGCATGCACAGCGCGGAATACGGAGGCGAGCAGCAGCTCGTCTGCGGCTCCGACGTATTTGACGTCGTCCGCAGCTACGGGCAGGAAACAGAGGAAATCGAGCTGACCTGCAAACGGAGGGACGGCGCATGATGATCTATGAGGCGCTATCAAGCCTGGGCGTTCCGGTATGCCACCCGCCCTATAAGGGCGCGGAGGGAACCTACATCACCTATCAGTTGCTAGGCCAGTCCGGGCAGATCTACGCAGAGGGCGGCGAGGCCGAGACCGGCGTGCAGTACGCCGTTTCCATCTTTGCCGAGGGATTTGCCGCAGAACTTTTAAAGCGCGTAAAAGACAAACTGGAGGCCGCAGGATACATCGCCACTATCGACATGGAGACATACGACAAGGAGACAGGACGCACGCAGATCGCGCTCATAGCCGAAACGGAGGGCGCGGAATATGGCTAAGATCTCGTTTTCAGGCACGGATGAGCTCATGGCGACGCTCCAAAAGGCCAGCGCATTTGACGACGAAACGCAGCAGGAGCTTTTATACGCCGCCGGGGATATCATCGTCGAGGAGCTGCAAAATGCCGTCCGGGCGAGCGGGTTCCGAACGGAAGCCTACGCCTCCAGCGTGAAATACCGCAAAACCATCAAACGCGACAAAAACGGAGATCCGTATATCACCATCACGGCAGTCGGCAAAAACGAGCACGGAACGCGCAGAGCGACCGTGCTTTTTGTTTTGAATTACGGCCGCGGTGCAGAATACGGGAAAATCAACGGAACTTATTTCTGGACAAAGGGTGTCCGCAGCGCGCAGAAGCGCGTGAACGCGGAACTCGAAAAAATCCTCACACAAAAGCTGAAAGAAAGGGGCTTACTGTAATGCCTAGTTTTGACTTACGCGGCATCCGGGCGGGAAAGTATAAAAACACGTCCGGCACCGTGACCTACACAGAGCCGACAGACGTCGGCGACGCCATGAGCGCGCAGCTGGAACTCAAGTTCGCCGAGGGGCGCCTGTACGCAGAATCCAAGCTTGCCGAATATATCAAGCTTGCCACCGGCGGCACGATCTCGCTGGCTGTCAAGTACATCAAAAAGGCCGCACAGGACATGCTCTACGGCTGCACATCCGATACGAGCAAGGAAAATCTGAAATTCTCGGCAAAAGATATCGCAAACTATGTCGGCGTCGGCTTTTACGCGCCGGATAAAATCGACGGCGTGACCAAATACACCTGCGTATGGGTGCCGAAAGCGCTGTTCGGCCCGCCATCGCTGAGCTACCAGACCAAGGGCGAGAACATCCAGTTCAACACGCCAACCACGACCGGCGAATTCCTCGCGGACGATTCCGCAAACGAGTTGCTGCTCGAGACAGAGGCCGTCGACACCGCGGAGGAGGCCGTTGCCTGGATCAAGGGAAAGTTGGGTGAGACCTGATGGAGACGACCAAGCCGAAAACCGTAGACTATGAGTACGAGGGCCAAAAATACAGGCTCACATGCAACATGGCGGTAATTGGCGACGTGCAGGAGGCGTATAACGGGAAGCTTCTGCAAGCGCTCAACCAAACCGGAGGGTACAAGAGCACGCTCACATTTTTGGCGGCCATGCTGACAGATGCGGCGGACTCTCAGGGGATCAAGGACGAGTACGGCCTACCGTTGGTGTTTACCGCGCGGGAGGTAGGCCGCAAGATCACGCTGCGGGAGGTAAACGAAGTCGGACGGCAGATCTGGCCGCTGATTGAGGATGCGGTGATGGGCAAGCAGGACGACGCCGCGCAGGAGGCCGCCCAAAAAAACTGACACAGCCGGGGGAATCAAAGCGAGAAGGCATTGATTTCCCCGGCTATCTCGCGTTCTGGCTCTTCCGGATGCACCTGCCGGAGCGGGACTTCTGGAAAAACATGACGCCGCATCGGATCAATCTGCTATTGGAGGCTTTGGAACCGCCGGAAAAGCAGGAGGAGCCGAAGAGCCTGGCGGCATATCTCAGCGGAGGGACATAATATGCCAAATATCAGCACGAGATTTACGCTATCGGGCGAAAAAGAGTACAAACAGGCGCTGTCGGAGATCGGAAACGGTATGCGTGTGCTGGACTCCGAGATGCGCAAGGTGCAGTCAGCTTATGCGAAGAACGCAGACAGCGTAGAGTCACTAGCTGCGCAGAATGATGTACTTGAGCGTAAAATCTTATCGCAAACAGAAAAAATCGAATACCTCAAGGCCGCTTTGCAGCAGTCCGCAGAGAAATACGGCGAATCGGACAAGCGAACGATGCAGTGGCAGACGAGCCTAAACAATGCAGAAGCAGAGCTGAACAACCTCAACAACAAGCTAGATGAGAACAAGGAGAAAATTGAAGAATCCGGGAAAGAGACAGGGAATCTCGGCGACGTTGTGAACGGGCTTACGGAAAAGTTTGGGATAAAGCTGCCGGAGGGGATGCAGAAAAGCATGAACTCCATGGGAAGCTTGAACACAACATCTGTAAAAATTGCAGGCGGATTCGTGGCGCTGGCCGTAGCCATCGCAAAGGCGGAGAAAGCGCTAGTACAGATGACGCGCGAATCGGCGGAGGCCGCAGACGACATTGTGACGCTCAGCTCCGTGACCGGAATGTCGACCGATTCCATACAGGAACTCAATTACATGGCCGATCTTACGGACGTGTCCCTGGATCGCATCCGCGACAGCCTCAAGGAAACCACCAACAAAATGCAGGAAGCCGCGACGGGCACAGGCGACGCCTATGAGGCGTACAACAAGCTCGGCGTGAAGATCACCGACGTTGACGGCCAGCTGCGCAGCGCGGAGGACGTGTTTTATGACACGATTGACGCCCTCGGCGACATGAAAAACAAGACGGAGCGGGACGCATTGGCGATGGACCTCATGTCCGAGTCGGCGCAGGAGCTGAATCCGCTGATCGAGATCGGCAGCGACGGCCTCAAGCAGTACGCCCAGGAGGCGCACAGCATGGGCTACGTCCTCGATAATGAGGCGCTGACGGCGCTTACCGAGGTGGACGACGCATACCAGCGACTGCAAAAGTCGCAGGAGGGCGCGAAGAATCAGCTTTCTGCTGAGTTCGCGCCGTATCTCACGGAGTTTTATGAGAAGATCACGAAACTTATCAAGGACGGCGGGCAGGCGCTCAAGGACTCCGGAATCGTGGACTCCTTCGGTATGCTGCTGGAGACTGTGGGCGACATTATCGCGCCTACCGACCAGCTCTCGTCGGATACCGTGCCCAAACTCACGGAGGCGCTTCGCCCGCTGGCCGAGATCATGGCGGGCATTGCAGACACCATTGACTTTATCAGCGGTGCGGCGACCGTCCTTACGACCGGTATATGGGACTGGGATAAGTGGTCGGGCGGCTGGAAGCAGATGGGCAAGGCTGCGGGCTTCGGATACTCCTACGGCAACGGAAACAACACGCAGACACTCAAGGAAAAATGGGAGCAGACCGACGTCAACCGCGCGACCAGCGCGAACGGCTACGGCCAGTATTACGCAAACGGGAAGTGGTATTCCAATTATGAGAGCTACCTCCGCGACGAATGGGAAAAGTCCGGGACAGGAACTACCTTTGAGTATTGGAAAATGCAGAAGGGCTATAACGCCTCCGGCACGGACTACTGGCGAGGTGGGCGGACGCTGATCGGCGAGTACGGCCCGGAGGAAGCTGTGCTGCCGCAGGGCACGCGCATCCTGACGGCGCAGGAAACCCGGCAGGCGGCTGGCGGCGATACGTTTTACATCACGATCCCGGCCAATACGGTAAAGGAATTCAACGATATCGTCAACATCGCGCGAAATAAGCGAAGAACGGACAGGATGGGGGTGCAGGAGTGAGTACGCAGCTGAAGTTATACGCAACGGCATTCGCGGTATTGGATTACAACAACCAAGGCGCAAATGTGCATACGGGGGCACAGGCGACGATCACATATGGAAGCTCAATCCTTGTAAAATTCGACGCATTGCCAGATGAAATGCGATTCAAAAGGATATCTAAAGTGGATCTTTTTGTATATGCATCGAGTACAAGTTACACAAGCTCAGTATCAAGTATGCAGGCAGCATCAAACGAGATGCTGTTTAATGAAAATACAGTAACATATGCATCATGGCAAAAATCCTATGATGCAAATTTTATGTCGCTGACAGGTATGGTGCTGCCTAAATGGGTTGAGCTGTTTGGATACACAAAGAACCAGTCATTTGCAAGATCGATTATGAACGGGATATCCTTAAGTATAAGTGGCGGCTTGGGGAATGTGACTATCCAAACAACAGGGACGAATAGGCCCTATCTGCTTGTGGAAATCGACGAGAGCGCGACGGCGGATATCCTCAGTATAACGAGAATGTCGCCGAATGCGGGGACGATTGACAAAACAAGTGCAGCGGTTTTTACGTGGGGGATACAGGCACCGTATGAGTGCGTCCCGCCGCTTGTGCAAAGCAGCGCCGTGTATCTTTGGCGCGCAAGCGAGAGCGGAACAGCAACGGAGATTGACGTAACAGGTGATACGCAAAGTGTAACAATACCTGCAAATACATTTACGGGATTGAGTATGCAGTGGCGGATCGTTGTGACCGCAAACAGCGGCAAAACAACGACATCGGACTGGGTAACGTTATCGACCGCAGATGCGGAGTCAACGGCGGCAATAAAATCGCCGAAAGGCGAAATTGTAGACGCATCGAGGCCGGTAGCGTTTGCGTGGACTCACATCATTTCTACCGGAACGGCCCAGACCAAGGCGGAGCTGCAAATCTCGACGGATATGCAGACATGGACGGCGCTTGCGACGGTGACCGGCGCGGAGATGACCTACACCGCACCGGCAAACACGCTCGGGAGCGGGACAAAGTACTGGCGCGTGCGGACGTACAACACGGACAACGCGGCGGGCGCATGGAGCGACGCGGCGGAGTTCATATGCGTCGGCGCTCCGGCGGCTCCGACGGTTTCAATCAAGTCGCAGTCTCCACGCCCGGTTATCGGCTGGCAATCATCGGAACAGCTGGCCTATCAGGTAGAAATCGACGGCGTTTACAGCTCCGGCACGTACTACGGCACGGAAAAAACGTGGACGGCACCGATGTACCTCGAAGATGGTGAGTACATCGTGCGCGTCCGCGTGCAAAACGAATACGCCATGTGGTCGCCATGGGGATCGGCGGCGCTGCAAGTCGCCAACACGGCAGGACCGGCGATCAATCTGACGGCAGAGGCCGGGGACGCGGTGCGCCTCTCATGGAGAGCTGCCGGAGGGTATCACTACAACTTTTACCTGATATACCGCAACGGAAAGCTCATTGCAAAAACACAGGAGCTAACATACACGGATCTGCGCTCTATCGGCAGCGTCAGCTACCAGGTGCGCGGGTGCTTTGACACAAGCTCCAATTACAGGCTGTCCAACGCAGTGACGGTGACAGTATCTGTGCCGTGCGTGACGCTGATCGATCTTGATACAGGCGATGTGCTGCCGCTTCCCTACTCGGCCAACACGCACCGCACGACGGGGCGCAATCTGAGCCGGGGCGTACAGTCCGTGCAGCTTGCCGGGCGGCGATATCCGACGATAGAGCGCAGTATGCACTATGCGGAGACAATCTCGGTTGCATGCGCTTTCCGCGAGGCGGAGGACTGCGCGGCGCTTGAGGCGCTTGTGGGAAAGATGGTCGCGGTAAAAACGCCGGAGGGCAAGATGGTGAGCGGGTGCCTCTCGGTGCTTGCGGCAACAGCGGACGGCGGCTTTTACACGTCGTATCAATTCGATGTGGAACAGGCGGACGTGGAGGAGGTAGTGGACATTGATTCGTGATGTAGCGTACAAGATCAACGTGCTTCGCGGCGGCGCGGAGTTCAAACAGCTTTCGTGGGCGGCAGACGCCGCCCCGAATGTCTACGTCCGCAAGGAATCGGAGATCAAGGGCAGTTTGTCGGCGGAGGTTTATCCGGATGCCGACGTTGATCTGCTGTCCGACGAGCTGCAACCCGTTCTCGTCATCAACGGAGCCGAGACGCCGCTCGGCGTATTTCAGGCGACCACAGTCGAGGAGATCATGGACGCATACGGGCGGCGGCTCCGGATCGAGGCATACGACCGATGCTGGCGCGTCCAACAGAGCCGCACGGAGGGCCTCTATCACATCGCCGCGAATACGCCGTATCTTACGGCGGTGCAGCAGCTGCTTACGGCGGCGGGCATCAAGCTTGTGCTGGCCGTGCCTTCCTCGACGGTGCTGGCGACGGATCGCGAGGACTGGGACACCGGGACGGACTTCCTGACGATCTGCAACCAACTGCTGGAGGAGATCAACTACAATCCGGTATGGTTCGATGGCCGCGGCATCTGCCACTTGGAGCCGTACAAAGCGCCGACCGGCGGCAGGATCGACCACGCATACAGCAGCACAGATTTGCAGCTTGCACCGATCACAGACGATCACACGCAGGAGATAGACCTATTTGACGCGCCGAATGTTTTTGTGCGGATCTGCTCAAATCCTGACAGAGGCGCGCCGCTGACGGCGACTGCCGTCAACGACTCCCCTACCTCCAGCACATCCACTTTCCGGCGCGGCCTGCGCATCGTTGATGTCGCAAAGGTAAACAACGTCGCCAGTCAGGACGAACTGCAAGAGTTGGTCAACAGGCTGCGCAACGAGTCCATGCATGCAACCAAGACGATCACCTTTTACACGCTGGCAACAGGCGGCCATGGAGTCGGCGATATCGTATCGATCGACGATCCGGATATCGGCGGCATTTGGGAGGAAACCGAGTGGTCGCTCACAATGGCCGTTGGCGAGCTGATGCAGCACACTGCGCGAAGGGTGGTGATCGCGTGACGGGCATCACAGGATATACTGCAAAATTAGTGGCTGAGCCGGAGCGCATCGCACTCGCGACTGTGGCAGCCAAGTACGCGGACGGGCTATCGCTGATCTTTGATGGGCAGGACGCCGCAACAACGAAGCACTACAAATGCAACACGGGGGGGACCTTTGCGGCTGGGAGCCGCGTCGTCTGCCTGCGGATCTCCGGCAGCTGGGTAGTGGCATTCGCTTTTGGAAATCCAGCATGACGGTGTCAGACTTGGACACCGAGAAGGGAGAAATCATATGATTACAGTCAACGCAAGCAGGCGTGAGCCGATCTGCCTGCGGCATCAGGGCGAAAACGACGCGATGCGGGTAGCCTTCCCTCTTTCAGCTTTTGAGGCAGACTGGCCGGGCGGCACACCTTTGCTGCTAGTCCAGCGTCCGCGCTCCAGCAGGGACGCGGAGGCGTACCCCTTGGCGCTTTCCGTGGACGGCCACACAGCGTATTGGACGGTCAGCGCATCGGACGTCGAATACTCCGGATATGGCAAGGCACAGTTCCAGTGGCGCGTAGAGGACGTTCTTGTAAAATCCTGCATCTATGACACGGTGTGCGTTCCGTCGCTCCATGCAGGCGCAGAGCCGCCGGACGAGCCGTCCAAGCGCTGGTTCGATGCGATTCAGGCGCAGATTGGAGATCTTTCCAAGCTGACGACAAAGGCAAAGGATAACCTTGTTGCGGCCATCAACGAGGCGGCACGCTCTGGCGGCGGCTCCGGCGGCGGCACGATTGATATGCGCGTGTCCGGCGGATATATCCAGTATTCCAACGACGGTGTGACATGGGAAAACCTGATTGCGGTTTCCGAACTCAAGGGCGAGGCTGGCCCGCAGGGTATCCCCGGCGCGGACGGCGCACAAGGCCAGAAGGGCGACCCCGGAAAGGATGGAGCGACCGGCCCTGCCGGAAAGGACGGACTCACGCCGACGATCGGAGAAAACGGGAACTGGTATCTCGGCGACGAGGATACCGGGAAGCCGTCGAGGGGTGCGACCGGCCCGCAGGGTGCAACCGGCCCGCAGGGTGCGACTGGGCCTCAAGGTAAGACTGGCCCCGCAGGCCCGGACGGCGCTCCCGGCAAAGACGGAAGCCCCGGCAAGGATGGAGCACCCGGCGCAGACGGCACGACATTCACGCCGTCCGTCTCCGCTGCGGGCGATCTGAGCTGGACGAACGACGGCGGCAAGGCCAACCCCGCGACCGTCAACCTCAAAGGCCCGCAGGGCGAACCCGGTGAGCGGGGGCCGCAGGGTGCGACCGGCCCACAAGGCCCGACCGGCCCGCAGGGTGAAACCGGCCCGCAGGGACCGCAGGGCCCGGCCGGGGACAATGCGAATGTCACGAAGGATGCGGTTGTCAGGGCGCTCGGGTTTACGCCCATCGGCGCGGAGGATGTGCCGGTTAAAAGCGTGAATGGCGCGACCGGCGAGATCAAAAGCACGTTTTATGTGACGGTGACGCAAGGAGACGATGATAGCGTAACTGCCGACAAAACGGCTGCGGAAGTGTATGCGGCGTATGCGGCAGGGTATGCGGTGTATGCGATTGCAAAGTTCAGCAATATTAACATCCCATACACACTTCCGCTTGAGGCTGCGGTAAATATTTCTGGGAATGTGATGCTCGGATTTGGAGCGGCCGGATCAAATAATCCGACGCAAAAACCAATATATCTATGCGTGGTATACAACGGGAATGATTGGCTTGCATGGAATGGAACGCTGACAAGAAGCGAGGATATCCCAACGATTCCGACGAAACTCCCAAATCCCTGGGCGCTCAACATCAAGATTGGCAACACGACGACGAGTTACGACGGAAGCGTGGAGAAAACCGTGGAAATCCCGGAAGGTGTTCCGGCTGTTACAGCCGCCGATAACGGGAAAATCCTTCGCGTCGTAAATGGGGCATGGGCGGCTGCTGAACTGCTCAGTGCGGGAGGTGCTTCATTTTGAGTGAATATTTGGCAAACGGTGCGGCGCTGACCCACACGGCAGACCGGATTCGCGCAAAAACTGGCTCGGCGGCAAAGCTCACTTGGGACGATGCAAAGGGCTTCGGAGACGCAGTGGATGCGATATCCGGAAGCGAAAAGATTCAGCACGCAGATATTCCGGATTACGTCAAGGCCGAGGCATTGGCCGTGGCGGAGAAAGTCAAGGCTGTGTTAAAGTCGGACAGCATTGTTTTTCTGGCGGTATCGGACTTCCACCACGCCGGTGAGCAGACCGACAACTGGCAGACTAACATCAATGCCGGAAATCTGCACGCATGCATGGCACTCAAGGCACTGGCATATGTACTGCCTGAGATTGATTTTGCCTGTATGCTGGGCGATATCACTTTTGGCAGCAAAAATACAACGGAAGCGCTCTTGAAATCTCAGATCGCAGAGATCAACAGCTGGCTCGATGAGGCGTACAAGGGCATTCCGCAGTTCCGCACGGTAGGAAATCATGACACCGGAGAATACAGTACGCTGGTCGGCGCAGAATATCTCTTCTCGGCCATCGGTAAATACTGTGAGGGTGCAACTTATGGCAGCACAGAATACGGCTACTGCTACCGGGATTTTGCCGATAAGAAGCTCCGTGTGATCTGCCTCAATACCGGCGAGGGCGAGACGACCGGCGGCGAATCGGCAAGCTACGTCTGCTCACCCGCACAAAGGCTATGGTTTGCGCAGACGCTCCATGACGTTGGCAGCAAATCCGATGCGGCAAGCTGGAGTGTACTGGTGCTGGCACACTATCCGCTGGATTATGGCGGCACATATCCAATGAGCAACATCGTGAAAGCCTATGTTGAGGGCGGGAGTACGACAGAAAACGGAACGGTGGTAAATTTCAACGGCCACAATGCCGCGAAATTTGTGGCGAATGTCCACGGACACAATCACTGCTTCCAGTTTGGCAAGCTCCACAGTGTGGCAAACGGAAAAGGCACACAGTTTGATGCATGGCGGATGTGCACGCCGAATGCCTGCTTTTACCGCAATAATTCTGGCGTCACCACTATATACGGGATTTCGTTCGGCGATCCGACGGCCTACGACAAGACAGCTGGAACAGCAAAGGACACGGCCTTCACGGTCAATGTGCTGACTCCTTCGGAGCAAGTGATTCATTCTTTCTGTTATGGTGCCGGGCGCGACCGGACCATCGGTTATGCAGCAATGGTGTATCGAAATATCACGAATTCACTTTCGCATGTTTCGAATAGCAATGCGGCGGTATCCGTTGAAGATGGCGCGGCTTATACCGCAACGCTGACGGCGGACAGTGGCTACACGATGGGCAACGTTGCGATCCATATGGGCGGAACGGATATCACATCCACGGCCTACACGGCCAGCACCGGAGCGATCAGTATTGCCAGCGTCACGGGCGATGTGACGATCACGGCGGTGGCTACGAAGATCGTAACGTACACAAATCTGGTGCCGACAGCGGTGGATAGCTCCGGTGCATCGGCTCCGTACACGGATGGCAAATATCTAGGCTCCAACGGTGCTCCCAGCGATATGAGCGGCTTTGTGACAACGGGATTTATCCCGTTCGATGGTGGCGCCGAACACGTCTACCGCATCGGCGGAGACGGAATCGCGTGGAATACCTACGGATGCCGCATCGCGTGGTATCAGGCTAATTATTCGCTCAAAGGATCGCCGGTCAGCTACGAAAAGATCGACAGTAGCATCTATTATCCCTCAAAAGTGGAGGATGCAAATGCGGCTGCGGCATTCAGCACGGACAAAAATGTGGCTCCGCCAAATGGAGCAGCGTTCTTCCGCGTGAGCGCAAAGGGTTCCGGCGCGAATCTCATTATCACGCTGGATCAGGAGATCAACTGATGGATACATGCGTATGCTGCGGACGGGCCGTGCCGGAGGGACGGATGGTTTGCCCGGAGTGCGAAATAGAAAGCTTTGAAAGGAGTATCAAGATGGATGATGGAATTCAGGCGCAGATCGCCTCCGTGGAGGCGCGATGCAAGAGCAACTCGCACAGGATCGACGAGCTGGAGGCAGACAACAGGGCGTTGCATCAGCTGGCGACCTCGGTGGAGGTGCTGGCGACCAAGCAGGAGGCGATCGAGGAAAACGTGAATGAGATCAAGGCCGATGTGAAAAGCATCAAGGCGCTGCCGGGAAGCCGCTGGGAGGCGGCCGTGAAGGGAGTTATCACGGCAATTCTTGCAGGACTGATCGGATTTGCGCTGGCGAAGCTGGGGCTGGGCTGATGCGCAGAGACAAGAAACGGTGGACAAAGGGCCGTATGGCCCGCGAGCTTGTGTACTACTGTCTGTGGATGCTCACGGCAGTGGCCACATGGGCAATGATCCTGAAAACCGCCGCCGTCATCATGGACAGGACGTGCGATCTCAGCGACGTGCTGGTGTTCGCGGGCGCGGCCTTCGGCGGGGAGCTGCTTTTGCTCCTGCTCAAGAGAGTATTTGCAAAACCAAATGATAAAGACGATGGAGGTACATACGATGTATAAACGAGTAAAATTCTGTACGGCAGATAAGGAAACTTCGGAGCGCATTCGGGCGAAACTGGAAGAGGCAGAGAAGATCATTATGGAGATTCCGGCCTGTAGAAACCGAAGCTTGGCGCTGACGCATCTTGAAGATGCGATGCTCCGCGCGAATTTGGCGGTTGCCGAAGGCGTAAGCCTGCGTGGGGAGGGCTGATTATGGATAAGATCATCAAGCGGCTCGGGAATCTCCTGAGCGTGAAGAGCCTTGTGACGCTGACGCTGACGGCGGTATTTGCGTACATGGCCGTGGTGGGCAAGATCAGCCAGGACTTTATGACGGTGTATGCCGTCGTGATCGCATTCTACTTCGGAACGCAGAGCCAGAAGGTGCAGGACGCAGTGGATGGAGGCGCAAACAATGCCGGTAATTAAGGACGCGCTCACGCCGATCAACCATCGAGCGGGCGGCTGCACGCCGAAATGGATCGTCGTCCACTACTTCGGTGCGCTCGGCTCTGCGGCCAGCGTGGCCGAGTGGTTCAAAAATCCGCAGGCCAGAGCCAGCGCACACTACGCCGTGGACGAGGGCGATATCATTTACCGGTGCGTGCGGGAATCTGATGTTGCGTGGCACTGCGGAGACGGTACGCTGCATCCGGAGTGCCGGAACTGGAACTCTATCGGCGTGGAGCTGAGACCGAAGAAGGTCAACCGGAAGCGCGTCGGGGCGTATGATACGGACTGGTTCTTCGAGAAAAGGGTGCTGGACAATGCCGAGTGGCTCATCCGCAAGCTCATGGAGGAGCACAACATTCCGGCGGATCACATCATCCGGCACTACGATGTGTCCGGGAAGTACTGCCCGCGCCCGTTCGTCGGCACGGACATGAACACCTACTATCACACCACTGGCAACGAGCAGTGGAAAAAATTCTTGGAAAGGTTTGAGGACGAAGTGGTAGAGAAAAGCAAAATGATCGTGGACGGCAAGGAGATCGCCGTCGAACGCATCCTGAAAAACGGCACGAACTATGTCAAGGTGCGCGATATCGCCGCCGCGCTGGGTCTGAGGGTATCCAATAAGGGCAATATCGCCGTGCTGGACACGAAGTAAGGAGGGCATATGCTGCGGGGGCTGCCGAGTCTGAGCCGCAGCGATTGGGAGCATTTGATCGACGAATGGATTCTTTCGGAGCGATACCGGGGAATCCTGAAACGGAAGATTCTTGACGATTGGAGCCATGAGCGCATTGCCGAGCGCGAGGGCCTGAGCGTAAACGGCGTCAAGAAGATCATAGCGCGGTGCGTGAATGTACTGCGGGAACATGCAACAGAGCCGCCCGGATAGGGCGGCTCTTGTGGCAAAATTGTAAATTTAATATTCTGTTGCATTTACAATGAGCTTAATTTGTTCTATAATCAAATAAAAAACAGAGAAGGAGATTATACTACAATGTGCAAGCCTATTTACGCAAATTCGCTGACTGTTACTGCGAACGAGGCGAAGAACGAATTTGTTTTTACCTTTAAGCATAAATATCCGGTAGTTGGAGCAAATGGTGTTGTAGACAGCGATCAGGAAGAAACGGTTGCCGCAGTAATTGTAAACGAGCAGTTGGCTGAGGCTCTTCCGGAGATGATGTCTAAAATCCTAAGTGAGCAGGTGGATTGATGCCTAACTTTTTCGAAGTTGTAGATAGAAACGGAATAAAAGTTTACTGTACAAAAGAGCAGTGGGATTCTCATGTAGCTCTTAACCACAGCATTATGGTTTCAAACGTCGACGCGATTGTGGAGACAATCAGGGAACCGGAACTGGTTTTACCGAGTCACGACACGAACCCGCCACTGGATGAACGAAGGATATACACAAAAGAATCAAAAAGTGCTACATACTACCCGAAGCTCAAATATACGCACGTCGTTGTGTCTGTCTGCGGCGGATCGGGCGAGGTCGTAACCGCATATCCTAATAACAACAAGAAAAGCGGCTGCGGAGAAGGTGAGGCGATATATGTTGCAGAAGAATAACATCGGATTCGACTACGACAAGAAATTCGACGTCCTGTACATTGCACTCGGTGACCGCAGTAATTCTTACGGTGATGATTCTGACGGGAATGTAATCTATCTGAAAGACATTGACACAGATGAATTGACCGGAATAACGATCATGAATTTCAAGAAAAAGTATATCGAAAACAGGCTCCCTGTATTCTCAAAGAGCATCCGAAAGGTGCTGAGTGAAGCTGAGAAGGTAGTTATGCAGTAATTGACAGTTGACTACTGAGCGTATATAATATGTGTGTAGCACAAAAGGATATTCGGTATTCTTTCCAAGGGCTGGTGCCTGCACCGGCCCCGTTTTTCTATATACAAGGCAGCCACTCCGTATGGAGTGGCTGTTTTTTTATACATTTTGTGCCCGAAAAGTGGCCGAAGAGTTGGTTTTTTGTTCTTCGTGGATGCCTCATAATGAGCATAGGAGCTGGCCAGCTTACTATTTTATCGGAGGTACTACTATGGAATACGCAAGCAAGGGACTCGCGGGGACTGCGCTGGGCTTTGGCATCGGCGGCGCCGCGATGAGTCTGGCAAACGGCGGGCTCGGCAATCTGCTGGGCGGCCTCGGACAGAACAACCGGGCGGCTGCCGCAGAAGTGACGGCGGCTGCGGCAACGCCCGCCATGGCAGCGCTGGCCGCTGCGCTGGCTTCGCGCCAGCAGGAGCCGACGTGCAGCGAGAACATGCCGGTCACGCGCTACGATCTCGACCGGGAGCAGAAGCTGGCCGCGAAGGACAGCGAGATCGCGCTGCTCAAGGCCAACACGTACAACGACGGCAAGATGCTGGAGGTGTACGGTTATATCGATAGGCAGCTCAAGGACGTCCGTGAGGCGCTGTGCAAGCAGGCCGTCCACAACCAGCGCACCGAGGACAGTTTCACGCTGGTAAAGCAGGACGTCGAGTCCGTCCGCAAGGAAGCGCTTGATGCGATCAAGATGGAGGCCGAGCGCCGCTGCTGCGGTGACAACTCCATCGTCACCTACGTCAACGCGACCTTTTATCCCAAGCAGGTCGCCGACGTCACCACGGGCACCGCGACTACGGCGCAGACGCTCTATAACCCGATCCAGCGCTGCTGCAACAAGTAAACCAAAGGGGCGGCAATAGCCGCCCCATCCTTAAAGGAGGTAAAACTTTATGGTGACGATAGATCAGGCCATGCGCGGCGCGATGCGCTACGCAGACAATGAGGTCATTCCACACCTGCCGGGCGGCAAGGGCATCGGGGCCGGGATCATGCTGGCACTCATCATGGAGGGCAGCCGCGAGAAGATCCTTGCGCTGCGCGAGAATCCGGCGGTAAAGATGATGCAGATCTTCGACGGCGCCGGAAACATCGACCTCGACAAGCTCTACAACGCGGCGCGTCCGAGATTTGAAAACAAGCTGACCGTATCGGTGCCGCTGCTGGGCGATCTGCGCTTCGATCAGAACGACGTGGACAAACTCTACCGATACATGCAGGAGGCGTGACGAGATGAAAGAATATATCGAAAAGCTTTACACAAAGCTGCACGAGGCCATGGAGAAACCTGTGACGCTGGGCAGCGCGGAGGAAGTCGGCCTGTACGCAAAGACGATCCGCAGGCTGGAAAAGCTGGACTGCCGCGAAGACCAGCCGGAAGCGGCAGAGTTTGACCGAGAGACGGCCATGCAGTGGGCCGAGCGCATGCAGAATGCCGACGGCACGGTCGGGCCGCACTGGACGATGGATCAGACTTCCGCCGTCGCGGATGCGAGCGGCATCCCGCACGACATCCCCCGCTGGGCGTGGGGTGTGACCATGAACATGATGTACTCGGACTACTACGATGTGGCGCGGAAGTTCGGAGTCAACGTGCCGGAGTTCTACGCGGAGCTGGCGCGGGCGTTCTTGATGGACAAGGACGGACCCGGCCCGGAGGAAAAGCTTTGCGCGTATTACAGGTGCATTGTGAAGCAAAAACGTTAGCATTTTTCGTTAGCATTTTGTGTTGAAAATTGCATCCTGAATGAGTCAGACAATGCGCGAAAGCGTCAGATATTACAACGCACAAAAACCCGGAAAGCGTTGGTATGTAAAGAAAAACCCGCAATCTCAATGGATTGCGGGTTTCTTGTTTGTGGTGCGCGAGGCGGGACTTGAACCCGAATGCCATGACGTAAAACGCCTGTATTTTCAATCATTTTCAGTTTGCTTAGCATCTTGGTTAGCATTAGCTTTGAAAAAAGCGGCAATCTTGTTTTGGCTCTTGAGGCGGTCGGCAGCGGCGAGGTGCGTATAAATCTTGCGCATGGTATTGTAGTCGGACCAGCCGCCGAGCTCCATCGTCTCCTGTTCCGTCAGGCCGAGGTGGAACGCCAGTGAGGCGAAACTGTGGCGAAGGCCATGCACGCCAACCTGCGGAAGGCCGTTATTGCGGCAAAGGCGGTTGATCTGCGCGCAGAGCGTATTCGCATTGCTGGTGTAAATCGGGTCGTCCGGCTGGTGCGGCGGCGCGCTGCGGATCGCATCCGAAAGGGCCGGGATCATGATCGGGACGATGCGGTGCGAGGAGGCGTTTTTGTTTGTCTGCTTATGGATAAGGACGTTGTCCTCCCCCATCACGGCGGCTCCGTGGACGGTGATGGTATTTGCAGTCAGGTCGATCTTGCCATAAGTCAGGGCGAGGATCTCGGAGCGCCGGAGGCCGTGCAGCGCCAGCAGTGCCGGGATCTCGAAGGACTGCCCGCGCACAAGCTCCACGAAGCGCAGAACCTCGTCCGGCTCCAGCCACGGTTTATCAGGCGGCACAAGCTGCGGCAGGCGCACGTCCGGCGGCGTCATGCCCGCATGGCGCATGGCCGTCCGCAAAAAGCCCCACGCATTTTTTAACGTCTTTGCAGACGCGAGATCGGCTTCCGTGTCGATCACACGCTGCCAGTTTTTTATTTTGTCGGCTGGCTTGTCGGCAATGCTCGCAAAACGGTTATCCCGAATCGTCACATAGCCGCGGACGGTGGACGGCGAGGCCGTTTTTCGGATACTGTCAATGTAGTCAGTCATGAGGTCGCGGACGGTCTTGTCTGTCTTGTATTTGATTTCGCGCTGGTCGGCGCGGTGCTGGGCCTTGATGAGCTGCGCCTGCTTGATGCAGTCGGAGCGCGTGAGGGCGGAGACGGGAATGCTCTCGCCGCCAAGGCGGAGCTGGATGAACCATGTGCCGGATTTCAGTTTGCGAGGCTCGGGGACTTTCATGGGGACACCTCCAAGGGATACAGAATACCGCTCCGGCAGTGCGCCGGGGCGGCTATTTTTTATGCACGAAACCAACCGAGGGTAGGGCTCAAGATATCCACAACCAGAGCAAAAGCGCAAAGCGCGACGATGCCGAGCAGGACAAGGGTGGTGATGCGGTGCATTTTCAGGGATTTTCGAAGCTGATCGCGCTGGATGCGGAGGCTTTTGTTTTCCAGGCGAAGCAGCTCGGAGACGGATTCCGGAGCGGGCAGCGAGACGCCGAAGTACGCATTCATGTCGATGCCGAGGGCATAGCAGATCGGGCCGACGGTGTAGACAGAGGCGCTTTTTGATTCGCCGCGCAGGTACTGAGAAACCGTATTCAGGGCGAGGCCGGCACGGTCGGCGATGATCTGATTTGTGAGATGCGAAGCCTCCTTTGCTTCGCGGCAGAGCTGCCACAACATTTTTTCCAAGAAAATCACTCCAAAAAACCATGATTGGGGCGGAGAAAACCATGGAAAGGGCTGTACATAACCATTGGTGAAAGCGTATGCTTGAGCTACAGGCGGCTCCCAATCGCTTGCAGAAACCAAAGCCCGTGTCAGCATCGGCACGCTGGCACGGGCGAATTCAACTATTCCAGCGTGATCTCCCACGGGCCAACTGCCTTGACGACAAGAAGGAGCGGGTCACCTTTTATCATGACTGTACCGTTGTAAACATCTGTTGTGTTAACGAGAAGTTCATCGCTCGTTCCGTACGTCCAGACACCGAAATAATTAGCACCACCGTTGCCGCTGATATACGCAGTAGAGCCATAACTGCGAACAAACAAAACGGCATCGCCAGATGTTGCAAACCGGGTGCCCCTTACGATACAGGCCGTGTCGTAGATTGACCTGATTTGTATTTCCCAGCCGCCGGTTGCAGAAATCTCGATGGTAGACACGTCAAAGCTTGGGTCGATAGTAAAACCACTATACTTATCTGTAGTGTTCACGAGCAATTCACCATAATCGCCGTTAGCACAATAAGTAGTAACAGAAAAATGTCGAGCCTCACTATTGCCATCAATATAAAAAAAGAAGGGATAGTCGGGAGTGTCAATAGACAAGACATCATCGCCAAAACCGGTGTAGACAATGGGCGCAGGAATGTCGTATGGGATTGGACGCTCGGTTTGAGCAGCGGATTGATTAGCGACTGATTGTTGGGCGGGATCTGGCGCAGGTGTAATTTGAGCAACAGCAATCTGCCCGTCAGAGTTATTAATATTAAGGCGAGTGCCGGGCATGACGGAAAAATGCGCATCGATTACTCGGAAAATTATGCCGGAAACGCAGACCAGCAAAATCAAAACTGCAATCAAAACGCGGGCGCGGAGTTTCTTGGGCTCCGGTGCTGACGGGGTTTCAGAGTTCGGCGAATTAGCCATAAAATACAGCCCCCTGGATAATAGAAAATATGTTATTTATAGTTTACGCCAAATCTGTAATCGATGCAAGGCCGAATTGTTACCAAAAAATGAACGCGGAATTTGTGAAAGAATGGAGGAAAATCATGAAGGGGAAAAAGAACGCACTCATAGAACTCATTGCGAAAATGACAGAAGAACAGTTCAAATGGTTTATCGTTCAAGCGCAGCAAGAGCTATCTTGTGTAGACGATCAACAGCCTCATCCGGGAGATCAAGAATGTAGTTTATCATTTCCTGTTTAGTCTTGCTGATGGCACCGTATGATGGTACGGTGCCATTAGTTTTATGCGCTGTGTCTGGATATATCCACGAAAAAAAGTCATTTATAAATGAAAAATCTATTCCGTGTTCTTTTGCCAGAACGATTTTACCAGGGATGTCGGCACCCTCGAATAAGTCATATATATCTGGCTCCCAATTATCAATAAAAAAATCATCCTGCCAGTTCATAATGACTTTCGTTGACAGATTGAGCACATTTGCAAGCTTATATATTCTGTCGCGCCGCATATTGCTAATGTCGCCGGTCTCATATCGGGAAATAGTGGACTTATTTGTACCAATAGCAGTGGCAACTTCCTGCTGAGATAGATTGAGATATTCACGCCTTGCGGCAAGCAATTCACCAAGTTTCATAGTATCACCTCGAGAAAATGATAACACAAAGAATGCAAAAACGCAATGAGTAAAAAAATAAATTGCGGAAACGCATTGACAAAGAGACAACACCGTGATAATATACAGATGCGTAAACGCAACGGTTGGAGGTGATGAAGATGTTCGATCAAAAGAGATTCAAGGCGGAAGTTGCGCTTGCAGGCTCGACGCTCTACGAATTGAGCGAGAAAATAGGAATGAACGCATCTACGCTATACAGGAAAATGAACGGGATTTCGGACTTTACGAGGAAAGAGATCCAAGAGATCAGAGACGAGCTCGGCTTAGATGCAAATACAGTAGATCAGATTTTTTTTGCAGATGTGGTTGCGTAAATGCAACTCATGGAGGGATTATATGCGGTACATAAAAAGAGCACTGCGAAACCTTGCGCTGCTGCTTGCCGGAGCGCTATTCGGCTGCGGCGTGTGCGCCGGGGTGGCGTGGTTGGTACAGCAGATTCGAGCAGGGACGGAGACGGTGCAGCATCTGGTGTGTTTGCCGGTGGCGCTGCTGATCGCAGCGCTGGCACTGGCGGCGCTGGAAAAGGAGGGGTAACGATTGCAGGCGGAACGGAAGGAGGCGTGAGGATATGCCGAAGATGCGAGTCGAGCGGACGACGGATTACCGCCTGCGGGCGATGATCCGGGGGGAAATGGCCGCGCAGGGCGTCACCATCGAAGTGGCGAGCCGGTACGCAGGATGCAGCGAAAAGACGCTCTACCGCGTTTTCGAGCAGCCGACCGCGTACTTTGACAAGGTGCTGCCGCTGATGCGGAAGCTGTCCGTGCCGATCGAAAGGGTGCGGGAGACGATCTGTTATCCATACTGAGGGAGGAAAGCATATGAGCGACGTGGAGTTTATCACGGGAGCCAATCACCAGAGAGCGCGGGAGCGCGAATGGAACAAGCGCAGAGCCGAGAGGGACGGCCTGCGGGAAAAGAGAGAGCGGGTACGCCGGACGGCGCTCTCCGTCTGCTGGCTGGCAGGGGCGTTTTTGTCCGGCATGGCGCTGGTGCTGCTGGCCTTGGAGCTGGCCGGTGCGGCGCTGGCCTTCGGCGGAGCGGCGGCGATCAGCGCTGCATTGGGGAGTGTGCTGTATGAACTGTGAGGATATTGTCAGGGCGCTGCGGTGCATATCCACACCGGACGGTGAGCATGAGGACTGCACGGGATGCCCGTACTACAAGAAAGAACGATTGAGCGCGGAGCTGCAAGAAAGGCTGCTGATAGATACATGGCCAAGATGCGACTGTGATAAAGTCTGCATGGACGCAGCCGACAGGATCGAGCGGCTGGAGGCAGAAAACAGGGCGCTTCGAGCGAAGCTGCCGGGAAACGAAATTTAAGGAGGAAACAATAATGGAAAACAAAAGCGAGCAGTATTACATCATCCGGTGCGATCGGGCGGGCGTATTCTTCGCAAAGATCGCGGAGCGCAGAGGTGCCGAGGCAGATCTGGTTGATTGCCGAAGGCTGTGGTATTGGGATGGAGCGGCGAGTTTGTCCCAGCTCGCAACGGAGGGGGTGAAAGCACCGGAAAACTGTAAGTTTACGGTAACGATACCGGCAATGACGGTACTCGGGATTATTGAGATCATACCTTGCACCGACGAGGCGGTGCGGAGCATCAATGGAGTAAGAGTATGGAAACGATAAAAATCAAAGAGTTTCTGGCCGCACGCTCAGGCTACGGCTCCGGCTACGGCGACGGCTCCGGCTACGGCGACGGCTCCGACTACGGCTCCGGCTCCGACTACGGCTCCGGCTCCGGCTCCGGCGACGGCGACGGCTACGGCGACGGCGACGGCTACGGCTCCGGCTACGGCTCCGGCGACGGCTCCGGCGACGGCTACGGCTACGGCTCCGACTCCGGCGACGGCGACGGCTACGGCTCCGGCTACGGCTCCGGCTACGGCTCAGGCGACGGCATTAAAAAGTACGACGGAGAAAATGTACATATGATCGATGGTGTGCAGACGATCATAACGGCGGTACACGGGAACATTGCGAAGGGCACCATCCTGCAAGAGGACTTAACATTAACGCCGTGCTTTGTGGCAAAAGTAGATGGATTCTTTGCGCATGGGGAAACGGCCCGTGCCGCCGTGGAAGCTGCGCGCGAGAAGGCGTTTGAGGACATGCCGCAGGAGGAGCGGATCACCGCATTCCTGGATGCGATCAAGCCGAATACAGAGTATCCGGTAATGACGCTGTACGACTGGCATCGCCGGCTGACTGGGAGTTGCGAGGCCGGGCGAAAGGCATTCGCGAAGGATCACGGAATCGACCTGAGCGCAGATATGACGCGCGAGGCATTCTTTGAGCTGACCAAGGATGCCTATGGTGGGAGTGTGATCCGAGAGGCAATGCGGATCGCTGAGCGCGAGAAAGATGGCGAGTAACGGGAAAATTCCGGTGGAGCTGACGCCGGAGCAGATGGAGGACCTGATCGACGCGGCCACGCGGGCCGCTGAGCAAAATCAGGAGGACGCAGAGATACTGAGCAGCCAGCCGCGCATAGACCGGGAGACCGTCGGGATGCTGCTGGAGACGCGCAAGCGCCTGCTGACGCTGGCGGCGTGGATGCAGCATTTGTGGGAGGAGGCCGAGGACGAATGATGCGGTACGCACCGAAAACAAAGCCGGTCCCGCCTCCATGCGGGAGAGACTGCCCGGGACGTGCGCCGGGATGCAGTGCGATGCGCTGCTCATGGATGCTGTATCAGTCCATCCGGGAGCACATCTATCAAAAGCAGCTCGCAGAGAAGCACGCGCAGGAGCTGAATTTCGTGGCGCAGCGGGAGATCGCGCACGCCGGGAGGAAAGTAAGGAAGGGGCATTTGTATGCGGCAAAATAGCACCGATTACTCGGGAGAGCGGGCACCGCGCAGGCCGTGCGTGATCGCGCAGGCCGGGTACACAGGGGGAAATTATTACGCCGTCGCCTACCGCAATCAGAGCATTACGGTACGCGCGGGAGACGAGCTGGCCGCGATCTTTACGGCGGCCAAGTACTGGGGCTACAAATGGAGCGCGCCGGAGTACCACCAGAACGCAAAGGCGATGAAGCTCCACTATAAGCCGGAGTTCCTGATCGGATAAAAAATGCCCTCGCCCGGTTGCGGCCGGACGAGGGCAGAGAAGCCTACACTTCCCCATGACAAGTTACAAGGAGAGTATAAGATGAACAACAGATTTTTGCAAGAGGCAACGAAAAGCATCCGCGCTGACGACGGGGAGGGATGAGGCACGATGTTGACGCATCTGAGCCTGTTTACCGGGATCGGCGGGCTTGATCTGGCTGCCGAGTGGGCAGGATTTACGACCGCCGGGCAGTGTGAGTTTGCCGACTACCCGACGAAGGTGCTGGAAAAGCACTGGCCGGACGTGCCGCGCTGGCGTGATGTCCGGACGCTGACAAAGGAGAGTTTCTATGAGCGAACAGGATTACGAGCAGTTGACGTTATTTCCGGCGGATTCCCATGCCAGCCCTTCTCCGTGGCTGGAAAGCAAAAGGGAAAAGAAGATGATCGTTACCTCTGGCCGGAGATGCTCCGAGTTATCACCGAGCTGCGCCCGCGTTGCGTTGTCGGTGAGAACGTTCCTGGAATCATCAAGATTGCCGCCGGGCAGGTGGTCAAGGATCTGGAGCGTGCTGGCTATCACGTCGTCGTGTTTAATTTTGAGGCTGCGGCTGTCGGAGCGTGGCACAGGAGATCGAGAGTGTTTTTCGTTGCGACCGACGCCGAACACGATGGATGCGCTTCCGCCGAAATCGCCGGAAGCGCTGAAGAAGGAAATGACGGTATCGCGCCCAGGACGGAAGCAGCCGTGCAACCTGCGGGACTGGGTAGCTGTACAGGAGGGGAAGAGCCTGTGGCCGACACCGACGGCCCGGGACTGCAAGGGCGCAAACAGCCTGAAACACCTGACGCAGCCGAAGACGCCGGGGAACAACCATCACGTGCGCCAACTGGCGAATGCAGTGAAGCTGTTTACGACGCCATGCGCAGCGGATGCGCAGGGGACGCACGTTGGGAACAATGGCAGGAGCTTGCGGACGGATGTGGCTGGGCAGCTGAACCCGACGTGGGTAGAGTGGCTCATGGGATTCCCGCCAGGGTGGACAGACTTAAATGCCTCGGAAATGCCGTAGTGCCGCAGCAAGCATACCCGATTTTTAAGGCATTGATGGAGGAGCTGAACCGATGGACTTAGAACAAACCGCGATTGAGCGGCTGAAAATGGCCTCTGATATGAGCTTGCGCTTGTGCAATCGACAGAATCAGCTTTTGATTGGAGGAAAACGATGATTGCTCGCGTCTTTCCAAGAAAAACGAACGCTTCTCCGACGGATGCGCTCGCATTCTTCGGCCCTCCGACCATCGAAAACATCGCAGATTGCATCAAGGCAAATGTGAAACAAGTCCACATATCCGTGACATTCACTTGGGATATAGAGACGGCGGAGGAACTGTACTATGCGTGGCAGGTGTTGGGCGTGCCTGTCGAGGTGGGCGGCCCTGCGTTTGATGATCGCATGGGCGATTTTACACCGGGTATGTATCTGCGCGACGGATACATATTCACGTCTCGCGGTTGCACGAAAGAATGCTGGTTTTGCTCTGTCCCACGCTGCGCGCATGGGCAAATCAAGGAACTTCCAATCGTGGATGGTTGGAACATCCTCGATGATAACATTTTAGGCACGTCCGAACGGCACTTTCTGGCAGTTTGCGAGATGCTTAAGAGGCAAGCACATCCGGCGATATTTACGGGAGGATTGGAGCCAGCACTTTTGCAGCAGTGGCAGGCGGATTTGCTGCGCGAAGTGAAACCGGCCCGCATTTACACGGCCTACGATACGAAAGACGATCTGGAACCGCTGATCGAAATGGGACGAAAATTCCGCGCGGCAGGATTCAGGCCGTCGAGCCACACAATGTGCTGCTATGTGCTGTGCGGCTATGACGGTGACAGTTTTGAGGACGCCGAAAAGCGTCTCGTACAGACTATGCAGGCAGGTTTCGTGCCGTATGCAATGCTGTTTCGCGGAGAAGATGGAAAATATGATCCGGATTGGCGGCGCTTCCAGCGCGAGTGGTGCAGGCCGATCATTACGGGGAAAAAGTTCAACGAATATTGGAGGGATGCGGCGATTGGGACGACGTGATCGCGTGGGCGGAAAAGCCGAAGTACGATTCGGAGGGGAAATGAAATGGACTTAGAACAAACCGCGATTGAACGGCTACGGATGGCCTCGGATATGAGCTTACGGCTCTACAAGCAGCCGCTGGTAATCACATACTCCGGCGGAAAGGACTCGGACGTGCTTTTGCATCTGGCGGGCAAAGCCGGTATCCAGTATGAGGTTTTGCACTCGCTGACCACGGCGGACGCGCCGGAGACCGTATGGCACGTGCGGGATACCTTCCACCGCTTGGAGCTGGCAGGCGTAAAATGCACCATCGATACGCACCGGACGGCGGACGGCGGGAATGTGACGATGTGGAACCTGATCCCGCGCAAGCTCATGCCGCCGACACGTTGGATGAGGTACTGTTGCTCGGAGCTTAAAGAGGGCGGCGGACGTGGCAGGTGGATCGCGACCGGCGTCCGCTGGGAGGAATCGCAAAAGCGCAAATCTCGCGGCGTTATGGAAGCGCTGCATAAGAGCAAAGACAAGCAGCTGACGCTTATGAATGACAACGACGAAAGCCGAATGATGATGGAAAACTGCTGAGTTTCTTCGGGCGCTAACCGAGGGGCAATCAAATGAAATCAAACGTCTGCGCAAAGAAGTTGAGTGGCAAGACATGGTGATTTCTCTTGCACAAAGGAAACAGGGAGAGGCGGAAGCCGAGCGAGACGCACTGCTTGGCAAATGGATAAGCGTTGATGGAACACTCCCAGATCCGGGAATGCGCGTACTTGCTACTGACGGCGTATTTGTCGGCGAGGCGTACCGCACAAGCGCGAATACATGGAGAAGATACGACGGCATGGCTATGCGTGATTGCATCGGAAGCGTGATAACGCACTGGATGCCGCTGCCGCCTGTGCCGAAGTCGGCGAGATGCTGCCAGATGGAGTACGCGGGCGACGAGGCCTGCACGCACTGCGGATGGCAGCCGGAGGAGCGGGAACGCAGAAAGGCACTGCCGCTCACGGAGGATGAAAACGGCGTGCGGAGAAAGCACGTCGGGAAGGAGTATGAGACATGGAGCAACTGAATGAATGGGATTGCGGACAACTTACGCAATCTGTGAACGGTGCGGAAAACTCTGTTACCGGGTGCGTCGATTTCAGAAACTGGGCGTGGAAATGATTGGAGGCTGAACGCAAAGATGCTGGATAGATACGTTGAAATCCCGCGAGGGCTTAATTTACAGGTGCTGCGTGACAAGTTCGGCTACGATGCTGTTGAATTTTACACGAATCGCATCAAGCAGCGAGAATTGGAGGGCAAGACGTACTACAACCCGCTTAAGACTGTATATATCTGGGCAACCGAAGATCGGGCGAAAGGAAAAGGGTTTTATTCATCTTATCGCGGCTATTCCAGAGGGCGTAAGCACAAGAACTATGGAGGATCGTGATGGAACGACTGACTGAATGGAACAAATCATCGTATAAACACGCCTATTATCCACGCTGATTCAAAGAACCGTGCTACGGTAGAGGGTGCAAAATCAAGGATTGCCCGTTTGAAACAGCGGTGTGTGAGCGACTCGCGTCCTACGAGGACACGGGGCTGACGCCGGAGGAAATCAAGGCTCCATTTACGGAGGACACGATGATAAATCTGGCAGCGCAGGCGCTGGGCGTGGAGACTAGCCGCCTCCGCGAGTTTGCCGAGGCCGACAAGGACGGGCGCGTGGTGGTGCTGCCGTGCAAGGTGGGCCAGCGGGTGTTCGCCTTGATGGACACGGATAAGCATATAAGCGAGTGCGAGGTCAAGCGGATTGGTATGGGCAATGAAATCGGCTTTATTGGCCTTGAGCCAATAGGCGCCAGAGGGTGAGAGTATGGCGTAGCGCTAAACGGATTTGGCAAGACCGTATTTCTCACCCGCGAGGAGGCCGAAAAGGCGCTGGAAGAAAGGGAGGACAAGAAGAATGGCAAAACGTAAAAACATGATGGATATGATGGACATGACGCCGGTCTGTGAGCGGTGTGGGAAGGTCGCGCCGGTGGACGAAAAGCTATCGACTCCGAACTGGACAGTTTACCGGACAAAAGAGCCGTGCGAATGCGGCGGGAAATACACGGC